ACAGTTGATTCTACAGTGGGGCGATCCTATAACCTTATCATATTCGATGAAGCAGCTCTAGGATCAGACGGTGAAGCAGCGTTCAATGTTTCGCTCAGACCTACACTAGATCGAGCAAATGCGAAAGCCATATTTATTTCGACACCGCGTGGTAAACATAATTGGTTTAGCACATTCTGGCAGCGCGGGTTTGATGAGAACTATAAGGAGTGGATCTCCTTACAAGCAGACTATACCGAAAATGAGCGCATGACTACTGCAGACGTAGATGAAGCTCGTAGATCTATGTCCAAAGCAGAATTCGACCAAGAATACCTTGCCTCATTTAATACATTTGAGGGTCAGATCTTCGGTACCTTCGATAGCGAATTGTGCGTACAGGAATTCGAGCATTCTGATGGTGTGGAGTATATTGCCGGATTGGACCCTGGATACAGAGACCCTACAGCTTTCGTAGTTGTAGCATACGATGGGAAGTTAGACAAGTTCCATGTTGTAGATGAGTACCAAGAATCAGAAGCTACAACTGAGGGTCATGCTGCAGCAATCGGTGAGTTCGTAGCTAAATACGGTATTGAGTCTATCTTCATCGACTCGGCAGCCGCTCAGTTTGCTGGCGACTTAGCATATACCTACGATATAGCTTCTATAAAAGCTAAGAAGCAAGTCCTAGAGGGAATTGCATATGTTCAGACAGTTGTGGATCAGGGACGCCTATTGGTAGCTCCACACTGTAAGCATACTCTAAAGATGTTAGACCAATATCAATGGAGTAAAAATACTGCGTTAATTCGTGAGAAACCAGAACACGATATTAACTCTCACATTGCGGATGCTTTACGCTACGCACTTTATACGTATACAATATGAAATCAGGCATTTATAAGTTAATCTTCTCTAGCGGCAAATGTTATATAGGAAAATCTGCTGATATTCCTTCCCGCTGGAAACAACATACGGATAGATTTAAGAAAGGTGACGCAGCAAGTAAGATGCAGCAGGAATACAATAAGTGCGGAGTACCAGAGATAGAAGTAATCTTTGAATGCCATGCAGACCATATTGATATTATGGAAACTTATTGTATTCATGCGCATGATCGGGCAATGCTTCTAAATACTAGCGTTCCAGAAGCTTTAGCTCAAGTAGAGTATAATAACTTACTTCTTAGCCCAGAAGTATTGAAATTCTCTACAGCAGATCATATAGCCACTATGTTTAGCCTACATGCAGATGTACGCGAACTTAAAGCGGAGGTCGCTAGCCTAAGAGTTATTCCTACACCCTTAGAGCATAAACTGCTACAGGCAGAAATCGATACTCATACTAAGCCTTTACATGCAGAGATCGAAAGATTAAAAGACGAAGTAAACTACTACAAGGCACAGCCTTGGTACAGCAAAATTTTCTCCTAAGCCTTTGAAAGCCTTGTGTTTTCAGAGGCTTTTTCTTTTGGTACTATGAAATTTTAAGTGTTGACAGTACCATGCCTAGATGCTATAATAAGGAAATTAAAAACTTTGATGATTTGGGAACTATAATGACGATTGGTATATACAGGCTATTATTTAATGGTACTACTAAGTGCTATGTTGGCCAAAGTATCAATATAGAACATAGATTTCGTACACATATAAGTAGCTTATTAGCAAATACAGCCAATATTAAAATGTTAGAGGCTTACAATAGTTTTGGAACCCCAATATTAGATATACTTTGTGAATGTACACAAAATGAATTAACTGGTATGGAACTAGAAGCTATAAGTATATTTGATTGTGTAAATAATGGTTTCAATATGATAAGCACCGCTACTCCTAATAGTAGCGGTGAAATGCATCCGAGATGTATTTATTCAAATGAACAAATTTTAGAAGTAGCTAAGCTATTATCAGATACTGCTAATAAAGCAAAAGATATTTCAGATAAAACTGGTGTATCCTTTTATGTAGTACAGGATATAGCTAACTTAAAGACCCACGGCTGGATCAAAGAACATAGTCCTATTATATATGATAAATTAGTATCTTTAAGAGGTACTAGAAAAAATCCTAAAACTATACAAGATAGGGGTATACAATACCCTCTTGTAAGATCCCCCAGTAATACTACCCATAAAATTACTAATCTAAAGAAATTCTGTGAAGAACATAATGTAGACAGATCAAACTTTAGACGCATGTTAAAAGGTAGTTATAAGAGTTGCCAGGGATGGAAAGTAGATATACATGGCTAAGAATACAAGCAATAACAGAATTGCAGTTAAATGGGTTAGAGATAGGGCGAAGGCGGCATATGATAAGAAGGACTCTTGTCATATCTGTAATACTCATGCCGACTTAGAATTACATCACACGCATTCACTTACCGTGTTACTGAATAACTGGGCAAACAAAAGCGGCTACGATATCTCTACTGATGCAGGTATCTTAGCTGTAAGGGATCAATTTATTGAAGTACACCATAAGGAAATCTACGAAGACGTCTATACTTTATGTAATAGGCATCACGTATCTTTACATGGCGTGTATGGTAAGGCCCCTAGCTTAATTAGTGCCAGTAAACAAGGTAAATGGATTGAAGAACAAAAAGCAAAATCTGAGGATGGCTATATAGAACCTATCAAGGTAGCTACAGCTATATCTCCCTTTGCCCAATTCTATTAAGGAATCCTATGGCTTGGTACAAACCGAATACTTGGTTTGCAGATAATAGCGAGAAGTTGAATCCAGCGCAAGAAATGATTAGTAGAGAGCAAGGGTTGTTTATCAACACCAATGCTGTTATTAGTTATGCGCAGGCATTTGATAAGCTAGAATCTGTAAATCGTGGCGTTAACATGATTGTTAGTGCCGCCAGCAGTTTAGATTACGATATTAAAGATAAAGAAGCACCTGGTATAGCTAATGGCGTTAGACAGAAAACATTAAATAACTTATTAAACTACACGCCCAATCCTTATCAGTCAGCACAAGATTTTAGAAACAATCTATTCCTTGACTTTATCCTAGAAGGCAATATATTCATTTATTACGATGGCGTTCATCTATACCATCTGCCCGCCTCACATGTCACAATCGAAACTGATACTAAAACTTTTGTAAGTCTATATACCTACAATAGAACGATTACATTTAAGCCTGATGAGATTATACATATTAAAGATCTTAATAGTGTATCAATTTATCGCGGTACTAGTCGCCTAGTATCTGCGGATAGAAATATCAAAATTCTGTACAAGATGCAGACTTTCCAAGAACAGTTCTTCGAAAATGGAGCTGTAGCAGGCTTAATCTTTACTAGCGAGAATACGCTAAGTCAGATTGCTAAAGATAAGACAATCGCTAACTGGCAGGCCCGCTATAGTCCAAAGAATGGTGCACGCAAGCCCATGATCTTAGATAGCGGTTTAAAACCATTTAGTAATTTAACTCAGACATTTACTGAGATGGATTTTGAAAAATCTGTCGATAGTCATAACGCTAAGATTCTACGTGCTTTAGGAGTTCCACCTATTCTGTTAGAAGGTGGTAACAATGCTAATATTAGTCCTAACTTACGTTTATTCTATCTAGAAACAGTCATCCCAGTAGTTACAAAGTTTGTATCTGCTTTAGAGCGTTACTTCGGATATGATATTGCACCAGTTACATACAATGTATCTGCATTACAACCAGAATTAAAGGACGTAGCTGCGTATAATGTTTCATTAGTTAATGGCGGCATTATTAGTCCTAACGAAGCGCGCGTAGAGTTACGTTACGGGCCTATGCCTGGATTTGATGAACTACGAGTACCAGCAAATATTGCCGGTTCAGCAGTAAACCCTAATATAGGTGGAGCGCCGCCTAAGCCTCCGGCAGATGGGGCAGCCCCAAAACCTCCAGCAGGTGGTAAGGCACAATAAGTGAGGAGTGATATGGATAAAAATAAAGTACTATATTTAAATAGTGCTTTCTCCATTAAAGATATTAGTGATACCTTACCAGCCGTAGGTGACAAGATTGACTCTATCTTTATCGAAGGATACGCAAGTACTAACGATATCGATAGATCAGGAGATGTAGTTCCTAGTTCGGTTTGGGAAAAGGGCATTCAAAACTATCTGAAAAATCCTATTATTCTATCTCAGCATGACTATGATGATCCAGTAGGACGCATGGTTGAGTACAAGGTAGATGGTAAAGGTTTATGGATTAAAGCAAGAGTCTCAGCAGCCGCAGAGATATTTAGTTTAGTTAAAGACAAGGTATTAACAGCCTTTAGTGTTGGTTTTAGAATTATGGATGCTGAGTATAATGCTGCAGCGGAAGTGTTCATGATCAAAGAGCTAGAGTTAGTTGAAATTTCAATTGTTTCAGTACCATGCAATCAGAATACTGTATTTAATTTATCTAAAGCGTTTAACAACGACGAAGACTACAGTAAATTTAAAGAGCAATTTGCACCCAACGGCACTTCAGCTAAAGGGCTAGAATCCACAACGGAAGCAATGAGCACAACACAAAAGGAATGGAAAATGAATCCAGAAGAACTAAAGCAAATGCTTGCTGACGCTGCCAACAGTGCTGCCGAACAAGCCACCAAGTCTCTACTAGCGGCTCAAGCTGCTCAATCAGAAAAAGCTCTTTCAGAAGCCAAGGCTACTGCAGATCTAGAAGCTAAGATTAAAGCTGCAGTTGCTGCTTCAATCCAGACCGTTGATACCGGTGCTGAGCGTCTTCTAGCTGAAGTCACCAAGCGTTTTGAAGATCAAAACACAGAATCAAAGTCTGCTCTAGCAGGTCTAGAAGCAGCTATTGCTGAAAAGACAGCTGAACTAGCCAAGATCCAAGCAAGCAAAATGCAATTTGCTGGCGACAAGACTGGTCAAGGTTCTGAGTATGCTGAACGTGAAAAAGCTTATCTACTAAGCAAAATCACTGGCAAGAGTATTGAAGATACAAAGTTCGGCCGCTCAGTAGTTGAGAAGACCGGTGCCCACCTACCTTCAGCTACTTGGGAACTAGAAGTTTCTCTAAACATGGAAGCTGAAGTTCGTAGACGTCTAGTCATTGCACCTAACATCCGTTCAATTGCAATGAAAACCAACGTAATGACTATCCCTGTTAATCCAGAAGCTGGTCTAGCAACTTGGGTTACTAACGCAAACTTTGGCGCTGCTCCTGCTT